TCAGCAGCGAAAAAGAAGAAATCATCAAAACGAATTAGCTGGAAAGCTAATGGGGGTTTAGTGAGAGTGTTTTGAGAAGTAACAGGAGTATGTTATGAAAGATTTAAGCGGAGACGGAAAGGTCACAAAAGGCTATAAATACGGCGGCAAAGTCAAACTAGCGGGTGGCGGCTGCGTTATGGCTGGTCGTGGCGGCAAGTATAAAGGGACGAAGTGATGGCTGAACGTAAACAGATTAAACTAAAGAAAACCCGTGGTGGTGCGCAACAATATGAACGCTCTAAAGGTGATTTTAAGCGTCATGTTGATGATTTGTTTTATAAATTTATGGCAAATCCTTCAGGCGATCCTGATTTTTCGGAAAAAAGGGCCAGATTAAAGGCTGGCATGTATGGTGCTAGTGAGTATCTTGACGCTGGCGGTGAGCTTGAGGAATTGCTTATGGGCTTTGCAAAAAAAGACGCCAAAGAAAGAAGGAAAAGGCCAGTAAAAAAGGCCAAAGGTGGTATGGTCAAAAAGGGATACAAAAACGGCGGCTGTGTGATGGCAGGTCGTGGTGTTCGCAACACACGAATGGTGTAAGATATGACAACTTCAGGTTCTAGGGACTTTAACATGGATGTCGGTGAGATCATCGAGGAGGCGTATGAACGCTGCGGCCTCGAAGTTCGCACTGGTTATGATGCAAAAACTGCGCGACGGTCACTAAACCTGATGTTTGCAGACTGGGCAAACCGTGGTGTAAATTTGTGGACGGTTCAACAAGGCACCGCCACGCTTGTTCAGGGCACAGCGACGGTTACATTAACAGCGGATGTGGTCGATGTTTTGGAAATGGTTTTGCGCAGGGATGGCACGGATTACGAGATTGAGCGGATTAGTCGTGGCGAGTATATAACCTTGCCGGATAAAACCACTCAAGGTAGACCAAGCCAGTTCTGGTTTAACAAACAGATTGATCCCATAATTAATTTGTGGGCTGTGCCGGAAAATTCCACCGATCAAATTGTGTATTATTACGTGCAGCGAATTGAAGATGCGGACGCTTTGGTAAATACAACTGACATGCCGTTTCGGTTTTATCCATGTATGGTTGCTGGTCTGGCGTATTATCTTGCGATGAAACGCGCCCCGCAACTTGTTCAACTTTTAAAAACTGTTTACGAGGAGGAGTTCCAACGTGCAGCGGATGAAGATGAAGATCGAGTTCCTTTAAAGTTACAGCCTAGTATTCAGTATTTGAGGGTATAATGGCATATGCTTCTGGGAAACATGCTTGGGGTATATCTGACAGATCGGGAAGGCGGTATCGTCTGAACGAGATGAAGACGGAATGGACGGGTGCCAAAGTCGGGCCCGACGAGTTTGAACCTAAACATCCGCAGCTTTATCCCCCTAAAGCTTATCCTGATCCACAGGCACTTCGAGATCCACGTCCGGAGCAAGGTTTAACAGCGCAAAGAGATATACAATACGGATTTGATCCTGTAGGATTTTATGAAATTGCCGGGATTACTCCGGCAAATAGATTGGTTGGGACGGGTGCCGTTGGCACAGTTACGGTGGTGACAACATGAGCTTTACATATGCGCAGCTTAAAACGGCTATTCAGGATTTTACCGAAAACACTGAAACAACGTTTGTTAATAATTTGCCGATTTTTATTCGCACGGCGGAAGAGCGAATTTTAAAAAGTGTTCAATTAGATTTGTTTCGAAAAAACGTAACTGGGAACATGACAAGTGGGAATAAATATTTAGCGCAACCTTCTGACTTTTTAGCGCCGTTTTCTTTGAGTTATCTTAGCAGTAGTGCACATGAATTTGTAGAGTTCAAGGACGTAAGTTTTGTTCAAACGTACACACCAAATCCGGCAACTACAGGACTGCCGAAATATTATGCGGTGTTTGACAATACAAACTTTATTTTAGCTCCGACCCCTAATGCGGACCTCACTGTTGAAGTGCATTATTTTTATCGCCCAGCTAGCATTACATCGGGAGCGGAAAGTGGAACAACGTGGTTAAGTGAAAACGCAGAGTTGACGTTGCTGTATGGTTCTTTGTTAGAGGCGTATGTCTTTATGAAAGGGGAGCAAGACGTTATGGCGATGTATGATAAACGTTATCAAGAAAGCTTAATGGGCTTAAAAATGCTTGGGGAATCCAAAGAGACAACTCAAGAGTACCGGGTTGGTAAGGTTATAAGGCCAAAACAATAATGTTTGATGCTAGAGTAGACATATCCGAAGCGCCTATTGTGAACGTAATCACGACAGAAAACCGTGGTCAGACTCCTGAAGAGGTTGCGGCAAGGTGCGTAGAAAGGATTGTGCAGGTTTCTGAAACTGCGCATCCAGTTTTGAGAGATCAAGCAATTGCCTATCGTGACGCCGTACAACAAGTGGTGACGTTTTACATGAAAGAGGCTATAAAAAGTGACAGAACTACGGTATATAATGCAATCAAGGATGCTGGGCAACTCAGTCTGGCAGAAGCCATAAGGAGACTTTAGCATGGCAATTACACAGGCAATGTGTACTTCTTTCAAGAAAGAGCTTCTGTTAGGAGTACATAGGTTTGGAACGAATGCAGCCGACACAATGAAGTTGGCTTTGTATACAAGCTCCGCAACATTAGATGCGACAACAACAGCGTACTCAGCCACAAATGAAGTGTCTGGCACGGGATATAGTGCTGGTGGAGGAAGTTTGACTGGGGTGGCTCCGACAACAAGTTCGACCACGGCGTTTACAGATTTTGCAGACCTGACGTTTACAAGCTCAACGATTACCGCAAGGGGCGCATTAATCTACAACAGTACACCAAGTGCTAATGATGAGTCTGGCTCTGCGCTTACGAATCCGTCTGTTGTTGTTTTAAACTTTGGTTCTGACAAGACATCTTCAAACGGTGACTTTACAATTCAATTCCCAACAGCGGATGCGTCTAGTGCTATTATAAGGATCGCGTAACAATGGCAGTGCTTGTAAACAGGGCAAAGATGTCCACGGCAACAACAGGCACTGGGACTATTACATTGGGCAGTGCGGTTTCTGGGTTTCAAACCTTTGCTGATGCTGGTGTTACTGACGGGCAGACGGTTCGTTATGTAATTGAAGATGGTGCAAATTTTGAGATTGGCAACGGCACATACGGTGCGTCAGGCACGACACTAAGCAGGTCAGTTCTTGAAAGCTCAAACTCAGATGCGGCGATAAACCTGTCTGGGAATGCTTTTGTTTTCATTGGCGCGATAGCTAGAGACATTACTTCAGATGTGGCAATAACGGGTGGTAGTGTGACGGGCATTACGGATCTTGCTATTGCTGATGGTGGAACGGGCGCTTCGACTGCGGATGCGGCGAGGACTAACTTAGGGACAACGGACGAGGCCACGGCTCTCGCCATTGCATTGGGCTGATCTATGGCAAACACATTTAAAGTTGTAACAAAAGCGGGAGTAACAACCCTAGATGATATCTACACGGTTGCGGGATCCACAACGACAGTGGTTCTTGGTTTGGTTCTTGGCAACACAACATCTAGTCAGGTTACGGCTACGGTGACGCTCTCTAGTGATACAGCAAACAGGGCTGGTAACAACGATGAAGCGAATCAGGATGTTGAGATTGTGACGGATGCGCCGATACCTCAAGGGTCATCTCTTTCTGTGCTTGATGGTAAGGTTGTTATGGAAACTACGGATATTTTGAAGGTATCTGCTTCGGGTGCAACCGATGTTATTCTTAGCATTATGGAGCAAACCTAATGAGTAACCAAAGTGATCTTGCAAAATCTGCGGCTGGGTTTAACGGAGATCCTTTAAGCATTGATACAGCTAACAATCGGATTGGCGTTGGGGCGAGTTCGCCAGCATATACCATTGACGTAGCTAGTTCAGGTAATACCCAAATACACTTGAAGGCATCTGGTCAAGCTGATGGTTTAGAAGTTGGTCAGCTTTCAGCTGATGGTGGTAATGCAATTACTGCAACAAATAACAACTATCTGAAGTTCGGCACCAACAACACAGAACGTATGCGCATTGACAGCAGCGGTAATGTCGGGATTGGGACGAGTTCGCCAGCAACACCTTTGGATGTAACAAAAGCTGGTGGTGGAAACTTTGTTGCTACATTCCAAAACACTACATCTGCAACACCCTATGGAGTGCATATAAAAGACGCAGCTTCTGGCGCAAATGGATACCCTCTGCTTCAAGTAACAAACAGTGCTGGAAGCCAAGCTTATTTAAGAGTCGATAGTGGCACGGGATATGTCACGATGCCGTATCAGCCAGCGTTTGATGCTTACTATACAACCAACGGTACTTGGAGTATCGGAGCAAGTAATACACTGGTGTTCAATGCTACAACATTTAATCAAGGTGGGCATTACAATACCAGTAACGGCAGATTTACTGCACCAGTAAGCGGTGTGTATCACTTTACATTTTACAGTATTATGAATGGAAATTATACTAACGCTGATCTCAATTTATATGTAAATGGTGTTAGAGGTAATGGTACTGATAGACACTTTACTATTAATACTGGAAACTACTGGAATACTATTAGTGGTGCTAACACACGTTACTTAAATGCTGGTGATTATGTTATGGTATTCAGCCGCAGTGGTGCAGATTTCCACGGAGGTTACTGGAGTAACTTTAGTGGTCACTTGGTAGGATAAACAAATAAATATTGAGTAAGACACTCAATTAAAGGAAAAAACAAATGCCAAATATAACAATTAACTTAACGGACACAGAGCTAAAGTGCATGGAATACTGTGCAGCAAGCCCCCAAGACTGGGCAGATAATGTTGTAATAAACCGTGCCAGAATTGCTGGTGATGAAATCGTGGCGGCACTGGTAGCACATTGCAACGCAAATGAAATCACTATTGCAACTGGCAAGGATGCTCAGATTGCACAGGCTTTTGAACTGGGTGTTGCCAAAACAGCGGCACAACGTAATGCAGAGGCAGAACTGGAGTTACCATAATGGCAGGTTACATTGGCAGTCAAACACCTGTAGTCTCTAACGGATCACAACGTAAGTACACGTTTACAGCCACGGCTGCACAGACTGTCTTTACTGGAATGGACATTCCTAACCCCCAGCAAATCCAAGTATTTCAGAACGGTGTACGCCTAGTTATTACAACTGACTATACTGTTTCCAGCGGGACTACAGTTACGCTTGTGAATGCAGCTTCGGCTGGCGATAGCTTGGTGGTTATTCTGTTTGCTGATTACCAGTTGCTTGATCAAGATTTGTCTGGAGACTTTTCAGTAGATAGTCCTACGTTTGTAGTTGACAGTGCGAACAATCGGGTTGGGATTGGAACGACTTCTTTAACTGGAAAGGCCCACATTTACAAAAGCTCTGTGAACAATGCAATCATTGGCACAAGTTACAGCGGTCATTACTTTGAGTCACAAAGTGATGATGCCACAGATGGTTTTGAGATTTATCAACAGCACGGCTCTAATACGACCAGAAACAGCTTTATCGTAAACGACAACAGGACAGGCTCTAAATCTGCTGCATTTGTGGTCCGTGGGGATGGTAAGGTCGGGATTTCGACGAGTTCGCCTAACGCAACTTTAGATGTTTCGGATTCTACGCTTTCAACAATACGTTCAACGTCTGGTTCTTACAATTTAACAGCTTATCAGTATGCAACTGGTTTTGCTTATTTGCTAACAAATGGGCAGTTTGAAATAGGTACGTCTGGATCAAATCTTCTTCTTTTTAAAACAAACAATACGGAACGCCTCCGCATCGACACCAGCGGTGCTTTAAATGGTCCTCCCTCTGCAAACTTTGCTATAAAAACTGGTTCTGGCACAGGTGATATGCAGTTTTTCACCAATGGTAGCCAAAGAGCAACCATCGACAGCAGCGGTAATGTGTTGGTGGGCGTTACCAGTTCAATTACAGCAGGGTCTGAGGGAATAGAACTTAAGGGTGATTTGGGGTATATTAAGACAGGCAGAAACAATACTGGTTCTGTTGGACATTTCTTATTTTACAATCCTAATGGTAACGTAGGCTCAATTACAACAAGCGGCTCATCTACAGCTTTTAACACCTCATCAGACCACCGCCTAAAAGAAGACGTGCAGCCCATGACAGGCGCATCTGACCGTGTGCTTGCTCTCAACCCAGTAAACTTTGCGTGGAAAGTCGATGGTTCCCGTGTCGATGGCTTCCTTGCACATGAAGCACAGGCA